GAAGGAAGAGACTCCTAGTGGGTTGGTACGATTACCAACCCACTAGGACTTATCCGACCACGACCAACTCAACCACTAACACCAACCCACAGGAGACCCATGACCAGGATTATTCTTCGGGCAATTCTTGCCGACCCCACCGGTATTCATTTTCCCGGTTGGGAAATCGACGTTGACGACGACGTGGCAGCCACATTGGTAGCCACCGGCAGTTGGTCTTACGTCTGTCCCCCAGAAATTAGACAGACAGAGACCGCCAAACCTAAGCGTGAATATCGTAAGCGAAAACAAGAGGGTAAATGCTGAAGAAGATTTCGGACACCGGATTGGAACCGATCACACTTGCCATGCTCAAGAAGCATTGTCGCATTGACAACGATTTCGAGAACGATCTTCTACAAACTTATTTGGATGTAGCTTTGGAGTGGGTAGAGCAGAATGCAAGGGTGCAACTCGGTCCGGCGACGTGGCAAATGCAGATCGACAACTTCCCCACGATGGACTATTTCAGCAATTACCCAATGATGTATCCCTTCCCCGCGTTGGTCACAGCGGCGAAGTATGGCAGTCTGGTAGCCCCCTGGCAGACAATCCACCTATTGGTCTACCCCGTGCAATCCATTGACTCCATTACCTATCTGGACACCACGGGGACGTTGCAAACCCTTGACCCGTCCAAGTATGTCTTCGACCAACAGGGTTGTCGGATTTCTGTGGCAGCCAATACGTTCTTTCCGTTTACACTCGCCCAGATCAACTCCGTAACGATCAACTTTACGGCGGGTTTTGGGACAGCAGACCAGACCCAAGCCCAACAGATTGCAGCCATTCCGAAGAAGATCCTCCTGGCAGTGCTCAACTACACGTTGGCAGTGTACGAAAACCGGGACGGCGTGCCGGAGAAGGCAATGCAAACCCTAGAGCGAATTTGCAATGGGGAAAGGCAAGTGGTGTTGCAGTGATAAAAGCCGGAGACCTACGCAAGAGAATCAGTTTCGAGAAGCGGGTGCCGATTACCGACCCCGACACGAAAAAGACCGTATCCAACTGGACGCCTACGGGAATTGAGGCGTGGGCTTCGGTCGAACCAATGAGCGGTACGGAAATGTTGAAATACCAGCAAGTCGAAAGCAGCGTCAGCCACAGAATCCGTATGTGGTATCAACCGGGGATTACCCCCGATATGAGAATCAACTACGCGGGGCGTTATCTCAATATCGCCAGCGTGATTGACCCACAAGAACTCCATCGTGAGCTTGAGATTTTAGCCGACGAGGAAGTGTAATGCCTATCCGAATCAGTGTGGACGGGTTGCAGCAAGTAAGGAATGCGTTTGAGAAGTTGACCGGCGAACAACAAACCGAAGCCATGAAGACGGCATTTGAGCGGGGTGCCAATACGATAGCGACATTGGCAAAGGGATTCGCCCCGGTCAAGAGCGGACTATTACGGGAATCAATTCAAGTTAAGACGACAAGACGGCTTGGCAATGTGTATACGCGGGTTGTAATTTCGCAAGGTTGGTACAAGGGAGACCAATTTTATGCGGCGTTTCAGGAATTCGGTTACCACCACGGGTCAAGGAAACTTGGTAACGCACGGGAGTGGGTGCCGGGCAAGAAGTTCATGCGGACAGCAGTGCAAATGACAGAAGGCGTGGTGCCCGCCCAGATATGCAAGGACATTTGCGATGCAATCGACAGATATGCAGCAGAATTAAAGGGGAGCAGTTAATGGCAATCGAGAGCGATTTTCTTACGTACCTGTTAGACCAAGAAGCCATCGTGGACGTGGTAGGAAATCGTATTTTCCCCAACCAAGTCCCACAGACCACCAGCGGGGCGAGCATGGCGGACGATTACCCGGCGATTGTAATACCGGTAACCGGTCAACAATGGCAGTGGACGCAAGACGGCACCACCCATGAAACGAAGATTGTGTTTTCAATCGTGTGTATGGGCTACGGCGAACCCCAGGCAGCTTATGATTCCGCCTTAAACCTTGCCTATACGATTCGCAATACGCTCAACAATTACTCCGGGTATTGGGGGTCAACCCAAGTGATTGACTGTAGCGTGGTGGATAGAGCAGACGGCACGTTTTTATGGCAACAGGGTTACGCCAACGGCATCCAGCCCATTACCTTGACGACTGAGGTTTGGTTTATCGACCCTACCAATTAGAAACATTTAACGGGCACACGTCCCGCCCGCTTACTACGGGACGAACAACAAGGAGAAAAGATGACTATTAGTTTTGGTGCATCAGTAACTTTCGGGAGTGCCTCGTTGGGTACCCTCATTGACGTGTCGGGCAGCGGGTTGCAGGCGGGTGTCGTAGACACCAGCAACCAGGCAAGCACGAACGGATATAAGACCTATGATTTTTCCGGATTGATCGATCCGGGTGAGATCACTTTGAAGATCATTACCAATGGGACTCCAGCGGCAGTGGGAACGAAGGGAACGCTTACCGTCGTATGGGCATCCACCGGGGCAACGTGGTCTTGCAGCAATGCAATCTGCCAGTCATACGATCCGCAATCCAATCTTGGTACCCAAATGACAGCGAGTGTGAAATTCAAGTTGTCGGGTCAGACCACCGTTAGCGGCGGAAGCTAAGGGCTAAGGAGAATACCACACCATGACACTGACCAGAGATACTATCCTCCTAGCGGACGACTTGCCGAAGGTCTTAGTCCCCGTGCCCGAATGGGGCGGGGACGTGTACGTAAGATCGTTGACCGCCAACGAACGCGATTTCATCGAACTTATGTATATGGACTTGCGGGACGAGAAAAAAGCCAAGCAACTTAAACTCCGGGCGACCATTTGTGCAATGTCCATTGTGGACGACAAGGGAAACCGGCTGTTCAGCGAAGCGGATATCGAGGCATTGGGAAAAAAGAGTTTCAAGGCATTGGACCGCGTAAAGACGGCAGCCGAAAAACTCAACGCCTTGACCCCCGACGAAGTGGACGAACTGGAAAAAAACTCCGAAACGACCCACGCTTAAGGTTTCAATACCGATTGTGCCTAGCGTTGGGTCGTGCAAGTCCAGACCACTTACTATGTGAGTTGACTAGCCGACAGTTGGCGGGGTGGCAAGCGTACAACAGAATCGAGCCCTTCGGGGACGGTCTGCTAGATGCCCACCTAGCCGAATTAAAATGGCTAACGGCGACAGCCCATGGAGCAAAGGTCGATCTAGATCAATTCAAATTATGGAAAACAAAACAGCCGGAACCCCAAACCCCCGAAGAATTAGAAGCCAAGTTCTGGCATATTGTGGGGGCACAAGAGCGGGCACAAACACAAGGGGCTAAATAGGTAATGGGGAACATTGCACTGCGGTCCGATGGGGGAAACACCTAATGTCAACTGTCGCTTCGATTGTTATCAACATAAAAGGGGATAACGCCCACGCGAAAAAATCCTGCAAGGAAGCCGAAGGTTTCATTGCCGACTTGGAAAAGAAAGCCAACGATGCGTCCAAAGCCATTCAAGGCATTCTGGCGACCACGGGCATTACTGCCGGGTTGGAAGTGCTGTCCAAGGTGCAAGAGTTGGGCAAGCAAATGCTGGAGTTTGCCTCTTCCGCAATCCAATCCGCCCACGAACTGCATAACCTCTCCAACGAACTGGGCATGACCGCCACCAGTATTGCAGCATTCGAGAAGATGGCTAGCAAGTTCGGGGCTTCCTCGGAAGAAGCCCGTGCCGGTCTGCAACACTTTGTTCGCAACTTGGGCGAACTCAAGGAAGGGTCGGACGAAGCGGAGAAAAAGTTTGCCAAGTTCGGTATTACGCTGGAGTCCACCTGGGGTCAGAGCAACGTCGAAGTAATGAAATCGGCAGCCTTGGCAATCCTGAAAATCGGCTCGTCCGCAGAACAATCCGCGATGGCTTTCGAGTTGTGGGGCAAGTCCGGTCAATCCATGTTGACCATGATTAAACAACTCCCCGAAGGTCTTGACCTGACCGAAGACAAGCTTCGGGAAATGGGAACCATACTCGGGGAAGAAGATACCCAACAACTGGTAGCCATGGAAGCCAGCTTACACCGTATTACCTCTATCCTGCAAACCGATATGGCGAAAGCCATTGCCAACCTAGCCCCCGGAATCGAGCGTATGGCTAGCGTCTTGGGTTCCGCAGCGGCGGGACTTGGAAAAATGATCGGCGGGGAAACAAAAGTTCCGGACGTGTCAGGGATGCCTACCGATCAGGCACGGGCAACGCTGGATGAGACTGTCAAGCAACTCCAGTCAGAGCTAAGCGAGAAAAACGAAGCTATTAAGAAGTTGCAGACGCAAATGGAGAAGGACACCCGTGGGGCGGACTATTTTGGCGAAGCCCCGGCAAAGTTGCAAAAGATGAAACAGGACGCTGAAGGGACGGCGGCAGCATTGGGGGCGGTCACGGCGGCAGCCACGATGTTAGCAACACAGCAGAAAGACCAGGACTATTCCGCCGAGTTGACACAACTGCAACTCAAGTCCAAGTCGTTGCAGGAGCAACTTGAGACGTGGGGCATGACCGCCAATCAAATTAAGGTCCATAAGGCGGAACTGCAAGAGACCGCCATGATAGCCAAGGCGACAGCGGACTATGAAAAAGAGATATTTGCCGGGGGAGACACGTCTGGGGCGAAGGAAAAGTGGGAAAAACAGATTGACGCCATACACCAAGCAGCCCAAGCCAGTCGTGACGCCGCTAATGAACTCGATGCAATGGATATGATGCAGGGTTTTGAGAAGGAGGCGGAAAAAGAAATCGACGAAGAAGAAAGAGCCCAACAGAAAGCATTTGACAAAGCCATTGAGTTGCACCGTAAGGAAATGGAAGAAGAGCGTAAGTTGTGGCATCAGAAGTTCGAGCTTGCCCAACGCTACCGCGACGAAGCTAACCCTTATGACAAATGGAAAAAGGACGCCGAAGAAATGGCGAATCTGGTAGCGGGCGGATTTCTCAAGCGGGAAGACGCCATGAAAGCGTTGCAACACGAAATGAAGTCCGAAGCCCCCAAGACCCTTAATTCCGGCATCGAGTACGGCACCAGTCAGGCAGCCCATTTCATGGCGGAATCCCGGGAACGACAGGCACAGCAAGAGTGGGCACAGCAGACCGCCCAATCCACTTTGACGGCAGCCGAAGCCGCCATGAAAACCAACGAATTGCTTGACGGTCTGCCGGATGCATTAGCGGAAGTCTTGGGTACGGATGAAACGATGGGCTGGTAATGGGTTGGTAACAAAACAAACCGGCATAAGTCCCTCCGGTAAGACCAGTCATTTACTAAGGGACCACCACCAGGAGACCAATGAGTATTGTAAGCGTAGTAGAAACCAACGAGACCGACGCCCTTTGGAGTCCCTTGCAGGTCAACTGCGACCGCAACTTAGTCGTTAAGAGCGATGATATAACGGAGAACTGGTATACGGTGGTGACCGCCAGCGGTATCCCGGCAATCTACTCCACCTACCGCCGTAATGCCATCACCATTCAAGGATTAATTTGCACCAGCATCAAGCCCAAGCAACGCAAGGACGCCCCGTTATTTTGGGACGTGGTTGCACATTACGACTGGGTATGCGTCAACGTCTCCCGCAACGGCGGCAACTACCAGAATGACCCGGTGGACTGGACGCCGAAAATCAGCGGCGACTTCGTGAAGTATCAAGTCCCCTGCAACCAGGACATCCACGGCAACCCCATCGTCTGCTCTGCGGGAGACCCTTACGACCCGCCGTTTATGATGGATGCCCATAGATTCCAGTTGAAGATCACCCGCTATGAAACGTCTACCAACGCACAGACCGCGTTAACCTATCAGGATGCAGTAAACTCCGACACGTTTTGGGGTGTCAGCCCCGGCTATGCCAAAATCATCGGCATTGCCCCAGAGTTAGCACCCATCCAATCGTATGTGTATTGGAAGGTCACCTACACCATTGAATTTCGGTCGGACGGTTGGAATCTAAAACCACTAGACAAAGGTTTGCGTTGCCTGATTGACGACGATGGCAACCCTTCGACCAATCCAGACGACCCGGACTTGACAATCATCGAGATCACGGACGGCAACAACATCCCCGTCAAGACTCCGGTGCCGTTGGACGGATTGGGTAATGAGTTGACCGATGGGTCTACCGGTGTGGTTTATCCCAAGGCGGGGTCGTCTTATCAGACCTACTCCAGCCCGCAATCCGGATACGAAATCTACAAGTCAATGGCATTTTCTACCTTGAATCTGCCAAACCCCGGATTGTCCTTTGCCAGCGGGGTTCTGTAATGGGAGACAGCGTAAAGCTTACGCACTATGCAGCCCAACAGGTCATCGAGCAAGCCAAATACGTTAAGGGTTTGTTCCGCAGCGATGCCATGGGGCAGAACCCCGCCCAGACC